TAGCTGACCACCGCGACCGTGTGCCGGGTCTTCAGATCTGAGCCGGTGTACTTGAATCCTTCCTCGCTTACGTTCGCCAGCGTGAACAGGTAGCTGGCATCGGTCGGCTTGTCCTGGCTGATCGTGAGCGCACCGGTTGACCAGTACGGCATCACGCGCATGACGCTGCACAGATCGTTAATCAGCTTGTACGCCTCTTCCTGGTTCTGGATCAGGGCATTGCAGCTGAAGCGTGGCTCGGTACCACCGAAGCCATCCGGCACCAACGTGCCGCAGTACTGCGACGCGGAATAGAAGGCAAACTTATCCAGCTGGGCGGCGGCGATGTGATCGCCGAATCCGTAGCGCCTAGACGTGAGCAGGTCGTACAGGATCCAAGCCGGGTCACTTGTCCAGGTTGCTGCCGCGAAGGTGCCATCCCAGACGCCTGCGTAACTGATCGCGCCGGTGGTGGCGTTGACCGTGCCGTTGTTGGGGATCTGCACCTTGATCCCGCGGACCCGATAGGTGCGGTTCGGGACGCTGCTGAACTGCTCCGCATCCAGCCGCAATGCCACGATCGCGCTGTTGGGGTAGCGCAGCTTCTGCTCGATGATCTCGGTGTAGCTCGACCAGTACAGATCATTCAGCAGCTGGCTGCTGCCACTGTCTGCCGTGACGCGCACCACGCGCACATCGACAGGAAAGGCACCGCTAATCGCGACCTTGTAGTCGCGCTGATACTGGTCAGCCGTGCGGCCGCTGATTGTGTCATCGATCACGGTGGTGTAACCACCGCCGTTGTACTGCACCCGGATCTGCAGGTTCACGCTGGTGCCGTAGACATCGCCCTCATCCGTGAACCGCTCAAGACGCGGCACGGTGATCGTCACTCGAACAGCGTTCACGTTGCTGTCGGTGATCGTGCGCGTCAGCGGTGACGCCTGTTGGACGATCGTGTTAACGCTGGTCTCATCCTCGATGTCTGAGAATCCAGGGATGTAGGTCTGCGCCTGCGTGCCGTAACGCGCTTCGACCGTGATGTTTTGGAAGTTGTAATCAGCCGCCTGCGGACCAGTTGGGTCTGCACCTTGCCGCAAGATCTGCGTGCCGTTCAGGAAGATGTCCTTCAGCAGCGCGCGGTTGTAGTTGGCGTCGCCCCGGGTGTAGGCCCGAGCTGATGGGAACCCTTCGATCTCGCCTTCACTGAGCAGATCGACAAAGGTGCCAAACTGCTTTGACGCAAGACTGTCGGCATCACGAATCGGGGTCCGAGTTGGTGCTGCTACCTGCTGAACGACGGTTTGCTGCTGGCCGCCACCACCACCAGCGCCGCGGATGATGTCCGTCATGCCGCCACCTGCACAGTGTCAATGCCGGCCGAGATCACGACTGAGCCGCAGATCGTCTCGCCGTAAATGATCGGCACGGGCACGCCCTGGCGGCTGGTGTTCTGCACGCCGCTGAAGCTGTAGGACTTCTGAGGATCCAGCTGAGTCTCAAGCGTGCCGCTGTTGGTGTTCGATTGCGCGATCGTTGGCGTTGGCGTCAACAGCTGGCTAACGCCGCCCAGGATCAGCGCGCCACCAAGTAGGCCGATCTTTGTCACCGTTGCACCTGCAAGGCCAAGGCCAAGGCCCGGGACGAAGATTGCCAGAGCTACAAGCGCGATGCCGGCCAGGATCTGGCCAATGCCACCACCAGCGCCGCCGATCACGGGGATGATGCTGATCGCTTCGCTGCCGACCGGGCCGTGCAGCTCATCGCCGCCGATCGCGCGATCACCAACCTTCACGCGGTAATGCCGCCCAGGTTGACTGATGTGCGCCTCGAGGCCGGGGAAGTTGGCGACCAGGAACCTGACTGCTTCGGCTGCGCTGTCTACCGCCGCCATGAAGCGCCGCCGTCCGACGAACTTGGCCAGCTGTCCATAAAGTCGGATCTCGCGCAGCATGGCCAGCTTCAGCCTGCAACCAGTGTATCGGCGGCATGATGCCGCAGCCGCCTGCCCGTGCATTTCTGCAGCCAGCCGCCGTACAGATCACGACTGCTCAGCCGACCGCGTAGATGATGCAGTACCAGCTGATCGCCGATGTACACGCCAACGTGATTCAGGCCCTGCCCTTCGATGCTCATGATCAGACCGTCACCGAACTGCAGATCCTCCTCTGGCAGCAGCTCACGGAATCCTGCATCACGCCAGAATTGGTCGAACTGCGGCGCCGCCTCAAACTCTGCTGGCGTGGTCGGCCGCGGCCAATCCGGCAACTTGATTCCATGCTGGCCGTACCAGTCGCGCACCAGCGTCCAGCAGTCGGCAACGGCCCACACCCATTCGCGGCCGATCAGCGGCGCCTTGTAGCCGCTTGGTGCGGTCTCTGACCATGCGCCTGTTTTCGGGTTGCAGATGTGCCACGGCAGCCCGCTGGTCTCGATGCTGAGCAGATCCGCCTGGCTTGGTTCTGCTGGTGTGATCGGATGGCTGTGAAAGATCGCCTCGATCTCACCTGCATCTTCGGCCGCCGCGAAGTCGGCCGGGTCGAGGATGAACTGCTCTGCATCGGTCGCCAGGTTGCGGCAAGGCCAATACCGTCGCCGGCCTTTGACCACCACCACCAGCCCACACGCCTCGCGCGGGTCGTCGGCTTTGGCGTGATCCATTGCCGCGTCGCGCCAACTCATGAGGTGAATGCTCCAATGCCAGGAAAGGATCCAAACGGCAACGACCCAGTCGAGCCGAACCTCAGTTTGCAGCTATTCAGCCGCTTGCCGCAAACGTCCAAGGCAAGCGTGCCGACCGGTTGGTCGCTGGCGTTCCAGTAGTTGCTGCCGGTGTATCCGCATTCAGTGGAGCGGTAGACCCATTGGCAGATGCTGCTGATGCATTGCCGCTTCGGCGCGCGCACGCCTGCCAGATCAAACGCCGCAGCGCACTCCCATTCGACCAGCTGCCGGCTCTCGGTTGATTTGCGGCTCAGGTAGTAGATCTCGCGCGGAAACTCTGCGGTCGGGTCTGGCGTGCCGTAGGGGTTGGTGCCGCCGGGGAAGTTAGCGCCGTCGATGTACCGCGCCATTGTGCGGATCCGAGTCAGCTTCGCGCCGGCCAGGTCGTTGTTGGGCGTGACAGCGTTCACGGTTGCGAGGATGGTGCTCATCGTGCCGAGCACGTTGCTCACCTTCACTTTCGGCCGCGGCAACTGGCCGTTGCCGGTGTACTCAAACCCATCCATCTCAAGCGGCAGCCGCTGGTATGCGTTGCCATCCCAGACCAGTTCGCCGTTCGCGTCCATGTTGCTGCCGGCATGGAACCGATAGACCGTGTTGCTGCCATGCAATGCGGCGATCAGCTGCAGCTCAAACAGCTCGATCACCGAGCTGGGTGCGATCTTCTGCAGCTCTGAGACTGGGATGGCCATGGCTTACGGCTCGAAGACCTCGACGAAGGTGGCGCTGATGTTGTTGAAGTTGCAGGACCGCAGCGTGGCCTGCCACTCCTTGCAGATGTATTTTCCGGCGGTACCGCGCGGTGGCGTCCAGTCGAACGACTCGACGGCAGCACGGGCCTCGAAAAACGCAAGGATGTTGTCCCGCTCGGTGTCGTCCCGGTTCAGGAACTGCAGTTGCCACTCCTTGCCATCACGATGCAGGCCAAACCCGACGCGCTGCTGGTAGCCGTCGCCTGCCTGGAAGGTGACGACGCGCGGCTTGCTGATCTCGGTCGCCTCAAAGCTGGGCGTGTAGGTGAAGGTGGCCATTATGCGAGCAGTCCTCCGGGGCGCTTCTGGGTGACGATCTCATTCTTGACGGCTTCGCTAATAGCGCGGGCAAACTGTCCAGCACGGCCGTCATCGCCTTGAGCCTTCGTGCCTGTTGCGTCCACGTTGACGGTGACGTTGATGCCACCAGCGCCGCCGCCAGCTTCGACGCCGAGCCGGCCATCGCGACCACGACGCAGCGGCAGGATCGCCTCCGGGCCAGCCTCACCCATGAGGCCCGTGCCATTGGCAAACGGAAACAGGGTCGGCTTGTCAACGATGCCACCGCGGGCGAACTTCTGGATTCCGTTCTGAGCGAACATGCCGCCGTCGGCAAACTTGAGACCAAAGATGCCGCCCACGCCCTTGACCAGCGGGGCGATGATCGCTTGTCGGATCGCGATCCGGGCGATGTCTTGGATGATGCTGTTGGCCAGGTCTGCAAAGTTTGCCTTGCCGGTCGTGACAAAGCTGGTCAGCTGATCCTCGAGCCCTTGGAACGCGCCCTTCACCGAGTCGGCCACCTGCGTGCCGAAGTTGGTCAGCTGTTGGTAGTACTCCTTCAGGCTGGCGCCAAATGTATCCCGGAAGCTGTCTTTAACTTCTTTACTAGCAACAACCAATCCGCGGATCTTGTCAATTTGAGCCTGAGTCAGGGCTGGGAACTGCTCGCGAATAGCTTTGACTTCTCGGTCGATCTCCAGCTCTTTAAGTTTTTCGCCGGTAATTATGCCAGCTTTAATCTCCAGATCTTCGACTGTGCGGTTGTAATTCTCCTGCAGCTTTGTCCTCTCGAGGAAGTCCTGCGCTATTGCCGAGCCCAATTCTTTTGCGGCCGAAACTTCTGCCATCTGCAACCGGTTGATCACCTCGCCTTGCTCTTTTTGTTTTGCCCTGACTCCTAGTTTTTGCTTGTCGATTTCTAAAATGCTCAAATCAAACTGAGCCTGTGCGACAAGCAGTTCGTTCTCTGCCAAACGGGCTGCGTTGATTTTGATGCTGGCGTCCAGCTCTGCCTGCGTGATCTCTCTGATTTCGCTTTTTGCGGATTTCCCGCCGCCGCCGCCGCCGCCGCCAGCTGCTGCGCGCGGCCGTCGCCTGCCAGCTGCGCTGCGTGCCTGCACTCCCGCGATGATGTCAGGGGTCAATGCAGGCCCCATCGACCGCCTCGTCATGCGACGCTGTCCAGCTGGGGGCATGTCTGCCAATCCGCCACCGGTAGCAATTGGACCGGCTTGCGCCAATGCACGACCAATCAGGTCCCAGTCAACGCTTTTGACAATGTCATTCAAAAAGCGAACGGCAGACGTCAATGCCTGAACGCCAGAGATAATCGCCGGCAATGCAAAATCTGCAGCCGTCAACTTCAGATCCTCGACAGCAATGCTTAGGTTTCTAAATTGCTGCTCGGGACCCTTCAGTGCTTCTTCCAACTTGGATGCCCCATCCCTCTCAATGCTGCGCAAGGCATCAATGACGATGTCGCTGGTGATCTTCCCTTCTTTAGCCAGCTCACGGATCTGTCCAACGCCAACGCCCATCTCCTTGGCGATCGCCTGAACCACCACTGGCGTCTGCTCAAAGACGCTGTTCAGCTCTTCGCCGCGCAGGACTCCAGTCCCCAATCCTTGACTCAGCTGCAGGAATGCAGCGCCAGCTTCTTGTGCATTGGTGCCGCTCAGCTTTGCCGCGGTATTGAAGCCGTTGTAGACCGTCGTGATCTCGTCAAGTGTCAACCCGATCGGTCGGAGCCTGGCGTAGATCTGCGCAAACTCTTGATTCGCCTGAGTCTGAGTGATGCCAAACCTTTGAGCGGCTTGGGCAGCTGCATACTGAACTTGCGTAAAAGCGTCGAAGCCTTGACTCAGAGAACGCAGGCGACGCTCTGACTCAATCGCCGCGATGCCGGTGTCAACGATTGATCGCGTGGCCAACACGATGCCGGCCGTGGCAGCTGCAACTGCTGCCAGGCGCCCGGGGAGCGCTTGAAGGCCCTGCAACGCACCTGCGCCACCACCGGCTGCCGAGACGTCTGATGCTGCCCTCAGCTTTGCCTGCAAGCGATCGATGTCGTTGCCTAGTCGCTGATACGCCTTGCTATTCAGCTCAACACGATCGCGCAACGAAGTCAGTGCTGCGATGTGCTGCCGGATCCCTGCGGTCGTATTTCCAGCCTCCCGCGCCATGCGGTTGATCTGGATGTTCATCTGGCCCAACTGGGTCTTGCTCAACTGAGCCGTGCCTTCAAGGCCCTTCAGGCTGCGGCTGAACGCGCTGATCTGGTTGGCGCCGTCAACGTTGACCTTGAGTCGAAATGCCGCGTCACGGTTCAGCGCCATCTCATTTCCCCTGATCGTTAAGTTTTACGATGGCGGCGGCCTCCATCACTTGCAGCCCCTCCAGCAGCGCGCGTGGGTCGTCCACTGCATACAGTCTAAAGAGCCACTCAACTGCACCATAGTCAAGTCCGACCAAGCCGTTCATGGCTGTGCGCCATTGGGTTTGGACGCGCAAGAACATCTGGATCGTAGGCCAGTTCTCTGGCAGGACTTCAAAGTCGAGATCTTGCGGCCGCTCCGGATCAGGCAAGGCAAGGCCAAAGGCGGCTGCATCGTCGGCTGTTTGATCGACGACGCTGCCACCTGCCCAATGCTCGGCGGCCTCTATCAGTTTTTTCGCTTGGCTCCCTGCAGACTGTCGAAGTAAGCCAGCACGATCGCGCTAGCCAACATTGGAACCTCCAGCAGATCTGCCAAAGCGCTTTGGCTGAATGGCACGTCCTTCCCGTTGTCATCGGTAACGCCAGACCATCCGACCAAGACTTCGGCGGCCACATCGGCATCAGTCATGCCATCGGACCCGATGCCTTCACTGATCTGCCGGATGCGGGTCTGAGAGATCTGCTTGAACTCACAGTCAAAGGTCTGGCGCTCAAAGCGGCCGCCATCGACTGGAATGTCGAAATGGACCGGCCAGCTGTAAGAGCCAGACTTTTTTAGGACGAATGCCACGCGGATCAGGTGTAGACGATTGACAGCTCATCATTGCCTGCACTGGTCGGAACCGCAATAAAGGGGATGTTCAGCATCTGGATCCCGTCCTGATCGCTGTAGGTCAGGTTGCCCAGGTCAGACTGAGCGGTCGTGATCGTGACGATGTTCCCTGCAGTTG